TCTACAAGGTTGCAAAGCCAGGTGCTGCTTCAACAGCATCAGCAGGCACATTCGACCTAGATGTGGACTCAAACGGTCGTTGGTCAGTAGAACGCTTCAAGGGCTTGATGTTCCAAATCGAACGTGATGCCAACGTAATCGCACAAGAAACACGTCGCGGTCGCGGTAACTTCATCGTTTGCTCATCAGACGTTGCAGCAGCTCTAGCAATGGCTGGCAAGTTGGATTACACCCCAGCTCTTTCAGGCAACGATGGTCTATCATCAGATGACACAGGCAACACATTCGCAGGTACATTGAATGGCCGTTACAAGGTGTTCATCGACCCATACTCAGCAAACACCAACGCCGCATCACAATTCGTGATGGTGGGTTACAAGGGTTCAACAGCATATGACGCAGGTTTGTTCTACTGCCCATACGTCCCACTCCAAATGGTTCGTGCAATTGATCCTAACACCTTCCAACCCAAGATTGGCTTCAAGACACGTTACGGCATGATTGCAAATCCATTCGTAACACAAGCCAACGGTACAACAGACGCAGACACATTCACTGCTGACCGTAACCACTACTATCGTTTGTTCGCAGTAACAAACCTTCTATAATAGTAGTTGTTGGAAACTGGGAAAGAGAGGCCGAAAGGTCTCTCTTTTTCCTTTTATATGATATAAATATTAGAAACTTTACAGGATACACACATGACATCTCCCACACCTCCACAATGGGAAACTAGACAACCAGATATGTTGGACTTTCTACGTCCAAATGGTTTCTATTTCCTGATTCAGAATCTCCCACAAGTCACCTATTTCTGTCAATCAGCCAACATTCCCAGTGTGAATCTAGGTTACGCTATACAGCCCACACCTTTTGCCAACATACCTAAGCCAGGTGAAAAGATTGAATATGGAGAACTTTCAATTAAATTTTTGATTCAAGAAACCATGGCCAATTACATTGAATTATACAACTGGTTGTTGGCCCTAGGATTTCCAGAATCTCGTACACAATTCTCATCAAGATTTGGTACTGGTGCCAGAGCCACCGACTCAAATGAATACAGTGATGCCACTTTGTTGGCATTGGATTCCAACTACACACCAGTTGTGGAATTTTCATTCAAGGATTGTTTCCCTATAGGGTTGACTGGTATTGAATTCGATGTGTCCACTGGTGATACTCAATACTTTGCCGCCCAAGCCATATTCAAATATCGCACCTTCACTGTAACACCTCTGGCTTGACAAATCTGGTTCAGTAGTTTATAATTGAAGGACTGTGAGGAGGTGTTATGAAACTACAAGACATTCAAACCATGTGGGCAGATGATTGCAAAGTGGACCAGACCAATCTGGGACGAGCTGCTGCACGTGTACCAGAATTACACGCCAAATATCTGAACATGATGACCTCGGCTCGCCTGCAATATCGCAAGGCTGAAGCTGATTATCTTCGTTTGCGCAAATTGAAGTATCGTTACTATCGTGGTGAGTTGTCCAAAGAGGAACTCACGGAGCTGGGATGGGACCAGTATCTGAACAACAAGCCGTTGAAGAATGAAATGGATGAATTCATGGCATCAGATGATGACATCATTCAACACACAGACAAGCTGGAGTACATCAAGACCTTGTTGTTTCAGTTGGAACAAATCCTGAAGAGCATCAACAGCAGAACCTGGGATGTGAAGTCTGCCATTGAATGGTACAAGTTCACCAATGGTGGGATGTGAGCACCGTTACGATAAATAAGAAAGATGAAGTCTATCTCCGAGTGGAAGCTGAACCTGATGTTCTGCTGGAGATGAATGACTTCTTCACGTTCGCAGTTCCCGGCGCTCAATTCACACCTCAGTATCGTGCAAAACTTTGGGATGGCAAAATTCGTCTGTTGAGTTTGTTCACCAAAGAATTGTATGTGGGTCTTGCTTCCTATGTCGAAGAATTTTGTAAAAGAAACGGCTATACATTTGTTAACAACTGTCAGCCTATCCGTGATGTCAGTGATGTTGCTGAGTTTATTAATGGGTTGAATTATCATTCCAATGGTAAGCCTGTTGACATTCGGGATTATCAGAAGAATGCAGTGGAAGAAGCCATTCAAAACAATCGAACGTTGCTGCTGTCTCCCACAGCCAGCGGTAAAAGCCTCATCATCTATACGTTGATTCGATGGCATCAACAACACAATCGTAGACAGCTCATTATAGTTCCCACCACCAGTCTTGTGGAACAGATGTACGGCGACTTTGCTGATTATGCCACAGACAGTGATTGGAAAGTGTCTGAGAATTGCACACGCATCTATTCAGGCAAAGAGAAAATCACCAACGTGCCCATTGTGATTTCCACATGGCAGAGCATCTACAAGATGCCTAAGAGCTTCTTTGAAAACTTTGATGTGGTGTATGGTGATGAGTGCCATTTGTTCAAAGCCAAATCTTTGACCTCCATCATGCACAAGTGCACCAAGGCACCCTTCAAAATTGGTACCACAGGCACTCTGGATGGTACCAAGACACATCGGTTGGTGTTGGAAGGATTGTTTGGTGCTGTACACAAGGTCACCAGCACCAAGAAGTTGATGGATGAAAATCAACTGGCTGAATTGAAGATTAGGTGTGTCACCTTGGATTACACAGATGAAGAAAAACAATTGTGCAAGAAGTTCAGCTATCAAGAAGAAATAGATTGGCTGGTGACACACCCCAAGAGAAACAAGTTCATCAGGAATCTGGTGTTGGATCAAAAGGGTAACACCTTGGTGCTGTTTCAATTTGTGGAGAAACACGGCGCTGTGCTGCTTGAGTTGATGCAAGAAAAGATTGAATCAGGAAGAGAATTGTTTTTCGTTCACGGCGGTGTGGAGGCGAAGGACCGTGAGGCAGTTCGTGCCATCACAGAGAAATCCACCAATGCCATCATCTTGGCATCCTACGGTACATTCTCAACAGGAATAAATATTAGAAACCTCCATAACATTGTGTTTGCTTCACCCATGAAATCTCGTATCAGAAACTTACAAAGTATCGGTCGAGGACTTCGATTGGGTGAACAGAAAGCATCATGTAAGTTGTATGATATTGGTGACAACTTATCATGGAAGTCTCACAAGAATTACACATTACTACATTTAATTGAGCGTGTGAAGATATACAATGAAGAAGGATTTGATTACAAACTTCTAACCGTACCATTACATGCTTAGTATCGACGATGGATATTTTAAAATTGTAAAGTTGAAAACAGGAGAAAACATCCTGTGTAACATGGAACGAGATGTGAAGTCCACGGCAGCAGAAACACATCTACAGATGCATGTTCCTGTGCAAGTGGTGCCCATGAAAGAAACCCGCCGAGGCAATCATGTGATTGGAGAAAGTTTCATGCTTCGGCCTTGGATGGGATTGAGTGATGGAGAAGATTTTGTCATCAGCACAGATGTGGTGATGACTATTGGTGACATGAAGAAGGAAGTCCGAAAACAATATGTTGTCTATGTCACACAGGCTAAAGAAACCCGACAAAAGTTTCTGGAACAGGAAGAAAGGTCTGAGGCAGCAGATGATTTGTTGCGTGAAGTGAACAATGGTGATGTCCACATTATTGATATTGACGAATTTCATGGAGAATATTATGGCGAAGAAGAAGGACGAGAACAGTAAGCATTACATTGACAACAAGCAGTTTCTGGCTGCTTTGATTGAATTCAAAAAAGAAGTGAACAAGGCCAAGAACAATGAAGAACAGCGGCCTCAAGTTCCAGATTACATCGGTGATTGCTTCATCAAGATTGCCAATCATTTGGCCTACAAGAGCAACTTCATCAACTACAGTTTCCGTGAAGATATGATTCTGGATGCCATTGAAAATTGCCTCATCTACATGGACAACTTCGATCCCAAGAAGTCCAGCAATCCTTTTGCCTATTTCACGCAAATCACCTATTACGCATTTCTGCGTAGAATCCAGAAAGAAAAGAAACATTTACAAACCAAGTACCGATACATTGAATCGTTGGACATTGAAGGCATCATCCGCCAGGCTCATGATGAAGGAAGCTATGATAATGGTTTCATTCGATATCTGAAGCAACAGGCAGATACAGCACAGCAAGAATTGCACGACACCAAGAAAGACAAGAAGATGACCAGAAAGCCCAAGTATCTCCAGAAACTGGATGATGATGTTCTGGTGGATGAATCCCAACATCTGGATGTGTTGAGTGTGGACGCGGCCGTGGAAACAGGTGAAATTGAATACGAATAACCATTGACACGCTCCTAAATAATTGTAGATTGTTATGTATCCTGTGAGGTGATTATGAGAGTTCGATATTCTGAAATATTTTATTCTTTTCAA